AATTAGCCCAGGGACCACCACCCATAGCTGCGTTAAGACCAAATTGTGCTGCTGTACCTGCGGGACTGCCAGCACCAAATCCTAAAGCACTACCTATGCTAGGGAAGAAATTAGGGGCTAATTGGTGTACACCAGCACCAAGAGCACCAACACCTAGTAATTGATTAGCGAATGAAGGAGTTGCTCTCCTTCCTGTTACTGTTTGCGTTTGGTCTTGACCAAATAAACCACCTAAACCGCCACCTTGTATTCTTCCTATGTATTGGTCTAGTAATTGACTTGGAGCACCTGCCTGATATTCATATCTCATCTTAGCTTCATCAATAGCTCGTTGTGCTTCATCCCTTCTTATTGCTCCTGTTTGTTGCAATAATTGAGCTTGCTGGACTTCTTGCTGATATTGGTTTTGTGCCATTGGTATTATATTTTCAAGCTGTTGTGCTCTTTGTGCTGCTGCTTGAGCTTCAGCTTGTGCCCCGCCTGCTGCCATTTGTGGTGCTGCCATAGCCATTTGAGCATATTGTGGGGCAACAGCCCTACCTAGAGCTTCAGCCATTTCTTGTTGATGTGCAACAGAGCCATAGCGACCCGCTTTTGCGAATTTTTCATCAAGCCTGTCAATAATATCTGTACCATAAGCATCCATGAACGATTGTCTAAGTTGTGTTGGGTCTTGTGCTTGCTCAAGGAATCTTTCAGTTTCATCTCTAATAGTTGAACCTGCACCATATTGAGTCTCTAATAAATCTGCTACATCACCACTAGCTGTTGTTGCAGTTTGGAAAGGTGCGGTAAGGTCGCGACCAGCTAATGTTTCTGTTTCTTTCAAGGCTGCTTCTTCTTGTGGTGATAAATCAGCATACATTTGTTGTGCGTATAATGACGGAGCACCTTGTTTATATAAGCGCGCTGCTTCTGGATAAATACCAGGTTGTCCAGTAACAGGCGGTTGATGTGCGTAACTAGCAGTACCAGATGCACCACCTGTCCCACCACCAGTATAAGTAGTAGTGTAAAACGGATTTAATTGTGCTTGTGTTACAGGCGAGAACTGTTGCTGATAATAAAATTGTCCTGCTTTGGGGCTTCCAACCATTTGTTGTGCGCCAGTTGGTTGATACCAACCTGTCGCACCACCTGATAAACCAGTAGCACGAACATTGGCAGGTAAGTTTGCCTGACCAACATTTTGAATAAACCCTGCCCCTAATGCACCTGCTGGATTAAAAGTTTGTGTTGTTGTTGCACCTGTAATATTTTGTGGTGTAGCAGAATAACCGCCACCGCCAGTCAAAAATGGAGAAATACCTGACCAGGGATTAGGATTAGACTGTGTAATGGTTTGTGTAGACGAACCACCACCTCTTGAACTACCGCCACCCGCAAATACAGGCTTGTTATGAACAAAATAATCCTGTTCTATTACACGACCTGAATCGTTAAATTTAATCTTTTTGTATATTTTCATAATACCTTAGACCTTACGCTTATATAATATTCCTTACTGTTATTAAAACATTCAAATTGCTTGAATACCCTTTGCCAACCTTTTCTTAAAAATAATTCTACTTCTTCACATTGATTTGCTTTTGCAAAACCCTTAACAATGTCATACATCCATACATATTTGAGCATATCCTTACCACCTAAAAATGGCATAGCACATACTCTCTTACCTGATGGATAAATAACAAATTCAGTTAAAAAAGCACAAATCAGCTTTTTTGATTTACGTTTTTTTACTTTCTTTTCTTCAAATATTAACCACAAATGATACCGCCCATCTAGCACCATTTTAGTTACAGACTCTAAATCATAAGTACCACCAGTTCTTTTTATAGCTGGCTCTATAAATTTACTGGCTTTTTTCCATTTAGAAGGTAAATTCTTATCTACCCCATGCAAAGAAATGTCTATATTTTTAGACTTCTGATGTCGATATAGTTCCACTGTCATTTACAACCAATTTGAATTTTGAACCATCGGGGGACTGTATAACTACATCGTGTGTCCCATCGTTTACTTTAGTAACGAATGAATTTATCCAGTTTGCTAATTGTTTCCTGTGGCTGGCCTCATCAGTTTCCGCCAGTCTCACCTTAAATAGTTGATTTTGTGCCATTTTTCGGTTTGTATACTAAATAGTTTTTACCTTCATCTGAAAAACCTAGCCGTTTATAAAATTCTTTTACCCTATCTAAAGAATTACCGCCAACATCAGTAGAAGCCATTAAAGTTATTTTTTGGCTTGATTTATCAGCATAATTAATGAGTTGTCTTAGTATTTTTGTTCCAATGCCATTACATCTTTTTTCTTCTGGGACAACAATTCTGTCAAACTCAATGATTCTCAGCCCTTCGTTCTCATAAAGCTCTAAAATAACACCTTGACCTCTTGCACAATTTATTATATCCACAAGCTCTTTATTGTCTGGCAAATACTCGGAATGAAATATGTCATGCAAGGTTGTATCTTGCTTATTAATAATTTCCATCCAACGGGTTGTTAAATGGGTCTTTTAATACACTTTCTATATCTTCATTTATAAACTCAAGCTGGTCATTTACCCAAAGTTCAAAAGCATCGGCCTGTTTTCCTATATCATGCAATTTTTGTTCCACAGTCGCTAGTCTCTCACGGAGTTCTGTGGTATCTGGTAAATTTAGACTTGACATCTGGCTTTCTACGTTCAATACCTTTTCTTCCAATTTGCCATATAAGACTAGCCCCGAACCTATGACTGGAATGAGAAATGCTACGATGCCAATTAACATTTTGGGTTGTAGCCATGAATTTTCCATAATTAATATCCTCTGTTTGTACTGTATCTTCTAATAAAACTGCATCAGATAACTCTACCTGAGATTCAGGCATAGCTATTGTCTCTAACATTACAATATCTACTGCTGTTATTTCAGGAACAACAGTAGGTGCTGATAATGTTTTTGATGTTTTTGCTTTTATTTCTTGCTTTGCTTTAGCTGTTTTTGCCTTTAATTTGGCTTTTTGTTTCTTTGCTCTTGACTTTTTAGCTGCTGCTTTGGCTTTTACTTTTTCTTTAACTTGTTGTTTTACTTTCTTTACCTCAGTCTTTTTAACCGCTTTCTTGACTTCAGTTTTCTTAACCTGAACCTTTGCTGTTTCTACTTTGGCAGGTGTAGTTGGAGCAACTTCAGTTGTTGTGGTGCTTGTATTTGTTACTTCAACCTCTGGTTCTGCTATTTCTTCTAGTTCAACTTCCTCTATTTCAGTATCTTCTATACTATCATCAACATCCGACACTTCTTCAATTTCTATTTCTTCGGTATTTATATCTGATAAATCAATTTCAACCTCTGGCATCTCTATCTCTAAATCCATATCTGTCATACCAACATCAATATTAGCAACCATTGTCTCTACAGGGTTAGACAAGATTTCTAAAGACGTTGAGCTGTCAGCGATATTACCAAAATCTATAATAGTATTATCTACAACAGGAGTCTCTACTATAGGTATATCTTCTGTTGTTAGCTGAAAATTTAACTGGTCGATTATGATGCCGTGCCACGAATTAAGTGAGCCATAGTAATGTCCTGAGTCTAGCCCAAATATGTTCACATTGATTTGAGATAAATCAGGTATCTGTACTGGTACTTCTAGTTCAGAGCTTAACGAAAAGGTTTTAACACCCTCGTTATAATCAGATTGTTGGGTAAAGCTAATTATTTGGTCGTCTAAGGTAATATCCCACTTTACATAATCCATATTGTCGTCAGTAGCAGTTACAGTACACCAACCACCGCCCTCTAAAGGGTTGTTACACCCAAGAGCTTTGAAGCTAATATCTACTTGAGTTATTTGTTGGTCATCTGCAATATCTGGGATAACAATTTGCGATATTTCGCCACCTGTTTTCTTACGAAAACGAACTGAGTCATTTAATGAGCCATAATTCTGGGGGTCGTGCTTTACATCGGAATTTGATAATGTCCAATCAGAGACCCCATTTTGAAAGCTCGGATTTGTCAATAGATTGTCCGTTTGTTCTGCTACGATACTTTGGCTTATCAGCGAGCTTAGCATAATGATTAACAACCCAATCCATTTTAGACCAGTAATCACTAGCTTTCTTTCCTACCAATGTTTCGCCAAAAACTGTAACAGGACACGGACTTCCCGCCATATATAACGCTATAACCACTTGTTTGTTTGAAATACATAATAGACTCACTGCTCCTACTTTTAATCCTAAAGATGCCATCTGCTTAGATAGCCTAATCGCTCTACAGACCTCATCTACATATTGATTACCTTGAGAATATCCGATAATAGAAGTGCTTAGAGCACTAGAACTACCCATAGCGCATAAATCAGCACCATAACTACCTTGAGCGTTAGGAGCGCGTGGGCTGGCAACTACAGGTTTTGCGTTTTCGTACTTAACTACACTTTCTGCCCCATATACTACGCTGCATAAACAAACAACTGCTGTTAAAAGCAGCATTGAAAATATAATTGTTAATATCTTTGTCCATTCGTTCATCGTCTACCCTGTGGCATAAATCTTATGTTTACGCCTTTTGCAATATCAAAACCACTAGCTATGTTACATCTTACCCTTGTGAATCGTGATGTTGACCTTGTATGTGCTAACCCATCGTCATTAAGAGATACTGCGCTGCCTGTGGTTAAACTTCCTGTTAGAGAACTTCTAGTTAGCATATTTAGCGTTGTTGTTGTACCAGAAGCACCTTCTATATAGGGTCTTAGCTCATTGACACACATTAATCTGTCTCCACCAAATTCCTCTGTGTCTAAAACTGCTGTTTTAGCAGAACCATCAAAAAACCCTAAAACATGTGATTGATTAAAACCTGCTAATAATAATTGACCACCATCCCAATAAGGACTGTCCAATGATATAGTCAAAGCATCTAAAGAGCTTGAAACTGCATCTAAGTCTTCTAATGTGTACGCAGGGTGTTGTCCCTTGAAGACAAATTCGATTGCTTCGTCAGCTCTTGACCATTTTTGAGTCAGGGTGTTATAAATAATTATCGCGTTAGGCGTAGCATCTGTCGCAGTAGCATCATTGTATGACCAGAAAATTATATTATTTACAGGGTCAATCGCTGATGACATTCTTGAAATGTTACCAGCAACATGGTTTTCCAAGAAATAACGATTAACTTTCTCTGCTCCTATAGGAGAAAGACCTGTACCCTCTTTATAGGAATAAAATCCTTCTTCAGATAAGAAATATACGTCCCTACCATAAGAAACAACTGAATTTGGTGCTGCTGTGCCTATATTTACTGCCACTCTGTCAAACTGGAACACTTCTGGTGCTCCTATATAGGTCATACGCCAAATATCTCGTTCTCTGACAATAATGCCTACGTTATTCTCAAAACCTACGATACGTTGCACATTCCCGCCTTCACCTGGTATATCTTGATACCCAGATTGTGAAGTTCCTGCTGTCCAACCAGCTTCATTACCAATCGCAGACCATTGGACTCTGTTTTTATTAGATGAGCCTATATTTCCCATGACTACAAATTCACCAACAGAAGTAACGTGTCTTGCAACAGGGGGGCTTCCGCCTAAGTCTGCAAAATTAGAACCACCGATTGTTATTAGTTGTGGTGTATCTGTTCCATTAACACCTAAGACCTTATCTCCCCACAGTATAAACTCCCATGATTCAGCAGCGTTAGTGGTGTAATTACTCGCTGTCCTTGTTCTGCTTGTGGCAGCAGTAAGGGTTGTTTCGTAAATATAAGTAGCTGTACCTGCGTAGGTTTTTTGCGTTCCGCTTGAATCTAAGACAGATATAGCACCTTGACACCTTTCTGCTAGTGCAGTAGTACCTGCTGACAATGATTTTAGCGGTAAATAACCTCTTGCGGATGGTATTACGTTCTTTACATCAGCCATCCCGCCTGTAGCAAAGTTACCCTGGTCAGGTGTCCATTCGGCAAATTCTAAAAATTGGTCTTGCATTAATCAGTCCCGCCTGCTTTTTCTTCTGGTTCTTGAGGTTGTTGTGGTTTGAAATATTTATCAACTATTTCAATCTTAGCTTCGGCCTTATGTATACGGCTTAGTGCGCTATTAAATTCATCAAAGTTTCTGGCTAGAGATAAATCTGCTATTGCTACTGTTTTATCTGTAATATATCTTGCTTTGTATTGCTGTATAACATCAATTTCCATTACGTTGCTCCCCTTATTGTGTAAGTTAATGAACCACCTGTGCCAAATCTCTTATCTTCTTCAGATAGTTTAATTTGGTCTATTAATTTTGCATAAGCAGAAGACCATACCGCCAATCTTTCATCGTTCATAATAAAAGGTTCAGCGTTCATTAGAGTTGCATAAAGCAATAAATCAGGATATTTGTCTATCCATAAATTATTTGCTGTGCTTGCGCTCATTTGTGTAGGACTTGCTAAATATTCTACAGTAATAGTGTAAACCGCATCAGGGCTTGGAAAGAGTTTTATTTTACTTGTTCCTGATGCTGATGTTATTGAAAAAAATGCAGGTCTACCAGATTGCTTAAAATGCTGTCTATCGCCAACTGCTGTCGGTATATAGTCTAAAACATAATCTGCACCAGAATAAGTCAACCTAATAACCCTAAACCCTTTGTAATCTGAAGGAAGTGATGCAGTTTGAGTGCCAGCTACAGTAGATACTGTTGTTGAAGCATCTGTTCCTAATGCTGGAAGCTCTCTGTCTAATTGCTTTTCTGCAAAATTTATAAAATCAGGTATGTTGTCCGTTAAATCACTTCTGTTCAACCATGATGCAACGGCAGTTTTTAATTCTGTATAAGTCGTAATTGCCATTATATTTTATCCGATGTTTTCAGTTTGTTATAAGTAATAT